AGTCTTGAGCCTCACCGACGTGCTCAGGCATGTGGCGCTTGTAAGCCTCGTATACGGCTTTTTTGTACTCTGGGTGATCTGTGGCCGCCAGAAGGAATGTGCGTCCAATGGCGCCTTGCTTGGCCAATGAACTGGATGAATTGTCAACAGGCTTGTACGGTTTGCCTAAATGCTGTTTTGTATATGCCTCAGCCGCATGGCGAATGGCATTGTCCGGGCCTTTGATTATCCCTTTGACCGCTTCGTCCGTAAGTGGTTGCGGAACTGTGTCTCGTGATAGTCCTTGCTGGCCTTGACCGGTGTCCCGATGGCTTTCGATATTGCCGCGCGTAGCTGCGAAGCCCGATGCAACGCCATGTGGGCGGACTCGGTAGAATGGGCCTTCTTGTGCTGTGTCATAGGTTATTCCTTGTTGTGTGGCCATAGGCACCTCGGGGAGTTTTCGGCATTATGCCAAGCCATGATGACTGTGGCAAACACAATGCTTGAGTCCAGTTTAACTGGGGCTGTGGATAACTTTGCAGTCCAGTTTAACTGGATCACGATGCGTAAGGATTCCCTTTGTGCCGCATGTTGTACAACTCTGCGTCCTCGATGTCGTCGCTGTCTACGCTGTCGTCCCGCGGGAAGTCAATCGTGATCCAGCCGCCGTCACGCAGGTAGCGCAGGCCTTGTGAGATGCAGTCCACGAACTCGTCGTGTTCCGTCCCCTCAGGGAATGAGCATATCTGGCTGACCATGCCTTCAGCCCATGTGCGGACGTAGCCCTTACGCTGGTCAGACTCAGGCACCCACACACGGCCAGCCTTGATGATGTTGGACACGATGCTCAGGCGCTGTATCTTGTCGGCGCGGCCGGGGTTGTATGCGTGGACGGGTAGACCAGCCTGTTGCAAGTCCTGTATCAATGAGATGCCAGCCGACTTGTCTTCCACCAGTAAGAGGTCAACACGCTTCTTTTCCTTGCCCTCGCCATATACGACTTCGAACTCGTCGATTACTTTGGGGCGCAGTTGGGGGTAGGTGAGGTGGTCTTGCCAGCAGTCGATGACCATGACACACATCCCACCGTCGAGGGGCTTGAATACGCCCAGAGTAATGCAGCCAGTTGGATCGTTGTGGGTCTTGTCGCTAGTGGCACAGTCGTAAGACTGGATGATGTACTCGAACTTGGGGAAGGGCTTGTGTCCCGGCCAGAGGCGGAACCAGTCGCGCTTAACAATGCCCCCTTCTTCGGGGTCGATGATTTCTGCATGGATTTCCTGCCTTCCTAAGTTCGTGCCCTCATACTGGAGAATCTGCTTCTGGAACGATGGCGCCAAGTTCTTGATGTTCGAGTATGTCGAGGCGCGTGTGATCACCACATCGTCTCCCTCGCGGCCAACCAGATCCATGATCAACGGCTTGGGCTTCGGGGTGGTGGTGACGATCACCTTCGTGCGCTTGCCCAACCGCACCGAGAACATGATCATGTCCCACGACTCTTGCAGGTAATCCCACGCGGCCAACTCGTCGCACCATGCGCCGTGCCACTGAGCACCACGGAAGCGGTCAGGCTCACTCGCTGAGATGCCTTTGATCAATGATCCATTCTTGAGATACAACTCATGCAGGCTCTTGTTATAGCCCTCTGGCTCGACCAGTTCTTTGGGGATCACGGCCAGTAAGCCGGACTCACCCTCGAAGCATGTGCCGCGGACGTCAGAACTTGTGGGGGCCGCCACCAGCCAGCGGGTGTTGGGGTTCTCCCATGCCCATTGACCGATAGTCTCGGCAGCCGTGCGTGTCTTACCGGCTCCGCGGCCAGCCAACATCATCCAGATCGACCACCAATCGCCGGACGGCTCGACTTGGTATTTCATGGCCTTGTTCTCGTGCCAATCCATCCACCACAGCCATGCCGCCCTGTCCTCTGTGGACAGTTGCAGGAACATCTCCTGCGTCTTGGGGTCGTCTAGTACGTCCTCAACTTTCATTGGCGTCGACCTGCTTCTTGAGCTTCACAGCCTTCTTCAGTTCATTGAACAAGTTCAAGTGGGTGTCGATCACCACCGGTGCATTGGGGTCACCCGCATGCTCATGGCGGGCCAGCTTGGGAACGTGGTACTCCACAACCGACTGGAACATGTCGAACGCCTTCGCTGGGTTGGGCTGGACAACATATTCGCCCTCATCGTTACGCACTCCCTTGGCCACTTGATCGAGCCATTCAGAGAGCCTGTGAGCGTTTCCGTCAACAAATGAGGCTATGGCCTGTCTTGCGTCAGAAGTCGCCTTGTTGGGCGTTCCCGGTGCCCTGCCGCCTAATCTAACTCCCATGATTACATCTCCTTCTCTAACTTCGGCTACTTTAGCCGTCTTGCTGTATTAGCCGTAAGTTTAACTCGCCGTTTGTTTTTCTTGCAAATCTGCTGGTTTTGGTGGCGCAATGCCATATAGGCTCTCTATGTGTCTGACCAAGCAAATGGCGAAGTTTGCTGGTAATTTTGCGTCTGTCATTGCGGTTACATAGCCAGAGATGTAAGCGAACTCCAGTTCGATTTCTTTGTCTGTCAAAATTGATTCTTGGATGTCTTTCATTTCTCACTCCTTTTGGTTGCGTTTTGGGATTCTTCTCTATGCTTGTTCAGTATCTCTTGTACTTTGTCCTCTATGGGGAAGACGTATTCGTGTAGGAACTGGGTGCTGAGTATTCTGTACATTGCCATGGAGCCAGCCCAGTTTCCTTGTTCGTCCTTCATGTTGTTGGCGGCGATTAGAAGTTGTTCTATGGAGTCTGGGTGAAACTTCATGTGTTCTTCTCCTCTTTGGAAAACGTGTCGATGCAGGGGCAGCCGCGCTCCATGCAAGCGGGATCAAGATCAGGGATGTGCTTGTTGATAGCCTCGGCAATCTTTTGGCGCAGCAAGCTTGGGCTTGCGTGAAACAACACCGCAATATCCATCAGATCCTCAACGAGTGGTTTGGATTGTTCGTATCTCATGTGTTCTTCTCCTTGAGCCATTGCTGGATGGCTTCCAGTGTTGATGCGGCAATACGAGTAAACCCAACTGGCGTGTTTGGATACCAATGCAAAACCCACACACTATCTTCTTTGATAGCTTTTAACCACTCATCCTCAGATACAAAATCTTCGAGGTCATAGCATTCCTCAACAGTCTGGTAGTAATTGCGGTGTTCGTTGTGGTCAAGGTGCAGGCCGCCTTTGTGTTCTGGTAGCCAGTTCATGTGTTCTTCTCCTTGAGTTTGGCTTCGGCTTTGTAAATAGCGCCTTGCACAGAATTACCAAGATGGCATCCTGCCGCAAAGTCGTTGACTTCATCGTTTGTCAGACCCACCCATGTGCGCTGTGGTGGGGTGGTGTAGAGGAGTGTTGCGTCTTCAAACGGTTTTTCTGTGTGTGCTTGCAAGCCATAGCCAAGCCAATAATCGGGTTTTTGCGTAACTGGTTTAACAAAACGTGCAATAGCCAAATTCACAAGGGCGCACCATTGATTTCCGCTTAATTCAAATGGTGGTGGTGCGCTCCCCGTTTTAGTGGCAACCTCTCGAAATAGCGAATTGCAGTCGTCAAAGCTTACTGTTTGTTTGATGTGGAGCGCATCAAGCATTGGTTGCAATGCGTGTATCTTTTCTGTCATGTGTTCTTCTCCTTAAGTTTGGCTTCGATGTCTTTGGCAAAAGGCTCTACGCAACTGTGATATTCATTTGCTCGTACACCTCGCCACACTTTTTCAATCTCCTCATCCGTCAGACCAGCCCATGTGCGCTGTGGTGACAACATTTTTTGAACATCCCCACACATTACTTTGATTGCGTTGTAGCCTTCAGGATTATTGCTGTCTGCAAGTTCATAAGCCTCTTGCATAATCCTGATTCTGATGGGTTCAAAGTCTTTGTTGCTCATCCACCCCACAGGCTCACCCTGCTCTTGCTTTGGTTGTGCCACTGTTTCGGCAATTGGTTCTATCTCCTCATCCGTCAGACCAACCCATTCACGCTTCTTTAGGCGCTCTCTTGCGGCGATTGCCCTAATAAACATTGACATGGGGTGTGTAACGGGATACGCAGATTCAAGACCAGCCTCTTCTCTAAACCAAGCTAGGTTTTTAACCAAGTCCTCGTCTGTCATGTGTTCTTCTCCTTGAGTTTGGCTTCAATGGCCGCCGCATATAAATTAAGCCCTAATGGCAAGCGTTTGGTTTGTGGGTCAACTATTTTTAAAGATTCAATCCGATCTTCATCCGTCAGCCCAACCCATTCACGCTTGCCCATTGCGTTGACTGCTTTGTCCACGCTTGATTGCATCTGTTTTTGCATACCGTCAATGAAGCCACGCTCGTATTCGCTGGCGTGCTTTCGCCAATCATCGTTGATCTCTTTGAGTATCTGCTTACCCAGATTACTCTTCTTCTCAATTTCGTTGAATGCTTCATCCATTTCGGGTGTCCAGTCGTCCATGATTCACTCCTTTATTCCTGACTCGTGCCCATGATTCGGTGTTCTTGGAAGCGCACGGTACGCTTTAGTTTTGAGTTCTCCTCTTTGAGTCTTTCCACTTCGCTTTGCAGTCGGTTTAACCGGCTTGACGCTTGGTCGATCCAGTCTTTCACTTCTTGCGGCATCTCGTAGAGCCTTTCTGGCTGTTTTTTCTGCGGCTCGCTCTTCTTGGCGGATACGCTCTTCTGCTTCAGCGAAACGGTGGACTTTACGGGAAGTTCCTGTTTTTTCAGCGGCATGTTTTGCCTCCTTTAAGTATTGGTCGGGGTCTGACAACCCCATGAATGGATTGACAGACACTGTGTTCATTGACGTTGTGAGGGTATGCGGTTGCGGATGACTTCACCCAATTCTTCAATGTTGACGCATTCGTCGGCCAGCTTGGCGCACTCTTCACGCT